GTTCAGGCGCTGGGTGTGGAGATGACCATTATGGACGAAGGCCAGTTCGACGAACCGGTTCTCGTAGCTGTTGCCGATCTCCAGCGCGTTGTGGACAGCCGGGATCGTGACCAGCTCGGTGGTGGTGGTGGGCACCAGAGCCGCCGAGACCAGGAGGGTCCCGGCGAAGCTCCGGACTTTGTAGGATGCCGACGCAGGCACGACGAACTCACCGTCGACCAGATAGTCGAAGGTCACAGAGACGTCTGCACCCGCATCAAACCACATGTCTTATGCTCCCTTGACCGGTTGGGTCTTCGGAGGCTGATCAGCTTTTTTCTCGACGGTTTCCACCGGCTTTTTATCGCCCAGTTCACCAGTGTCGAGAAGAAACTCTGCCTCAAAAGCTTCGACCGCCAGTTCCATTTTGCCGTCACATGCCGCCAGACATTCGACAAACAGTGCATCAGTGGCTTCCTCTGTCAGGGGTTTCGACACAATCCGAACTTGGCCCAGGGCGAGGCGCGCGTCAAGGAAAGTCGACCACACGCAGACAGCGGGGCGGTTGAAGGGGATTTCAATGCCGGTGTTAACATCCATCAGCATGATGTCCGAGGTGGTTTCGACGAGCAGCTTGCTCATGGTTGTTTCTTTCGTTTGAGGATGAAAAAAGGCCCACCCACCGAAGTGAGTGGGCCAGTCCAACAGGGAGGTAGAACGACCGCTTACGCGGTCGTGTCCAGAATACGGCGAGTGTCGCCGAAAGCAAGACGGAAACCCGAAACCTCGGTTTTCACGTAGGTGATCGACTGGTTCTTGATCGAGGTCTCGGACTCCGAGATCAGCGACCCGGTCTCGACCAGCTCCTCGAGGGTTTCAGCGCGGCTGAAGGCCATCAGGCGACCGGCGGGCATCGCGCTCGAGAGCACGAAGTTCACCGAGCGGTTCAAGATCGGCAGGTTGAAGTTGACGGTCGGAGCGCCAACGGCCTGCAGTTTCTCGGCAGTCGAGGTGTTGCTCGGCAGGGTCTGCGAGAACATGAACACCAGTTCGACGAACATATCGTAGTTGCCTGCGATCGTGTCAGCCGGAACGCCGTCCTTGGCCATCTTCATCAAGAACTTGGCCAAGGCCTTGTAGTTGCTCTGCAGAGCGTTGGCCGTGCCACCGTGCGAGGTAATGGCTTCCACAGCTGCAGCCGCGTTCAGACCGTCGCCGTTCACCAAGATCGAGGTGGCAGCGGCCACTTTGGAGATCTCGAGTTCGCGGGCCACGCGGGCTGCATACGGGGTCAGGATGTCGAGCGAGTTCCGACGGTTGAACTCGTAAGACGTCCGGTAGGCCGAACCGTGCTTATACATCTTGACCGCTTGTTCCGACGTGCGGATCGAGCGAACCGGGATGTTGGCAAGCTCGGCGATCGTGAAGGTGCCACGGTCGTTCGAGTCGTCCAGCACGACAGTCGACAGCAGTTCGTTGCCCGAGATCTGGCGCGACTGCGACAGCATCGGTGCGACGGACTCGAGCTGGTCCTGACGGTTCTTCCAGGTGATCATGTCCTCGATCACTTGCGGGAACATGGCGCGGGTGCCCGGGAAGGTTTGGAAGCTCTCCGAGGAGGCCTGCAGCAGGATCCCTTGTTCGAAGTCGGAGCGCGACGGCAGGTTCAGCGCAGCCACAACCGCTTCGTAGCCGTTGAAGCCTTGCTGGCGGTGAACCTCGGCGCTGGCGCCCAGTTTCACGTCGACGCCGAGGATCATGAAATCCTTGATGCCGAGGCCGTATTCTTTTGCACTGCGCGCGATGCGCAAGCCCGCTTCCACGGACTCGCTCGTGTTGGTGGATTTCAGCCCCGCGATCATGTCTTCGACAGGGATCCGCTTCAGGTCGAGAAGGTCTTTCATTTGGGTCCCCTTACAGGATCAGAGTTTCGATGGTCGTGCCGTTCACGGCAACGGCCACGCAACGGGCGTGCGATTTGATCAGGCTGGCATCACCAACCAGTGCCGCGCGGACTTCACCGCTGCCTGCGCCGCAGATCTGTTGACCCACGGTCACGGCCGGTGCGCCGGCTGCGCGGGTGAAGTTGGTGCCGCCCTTGGTGGCGACAGCGCCGACCTTGACGCCTTCGATGGTGCGATCTTCGAAGGTGTCCAACCAGCCGATGATGACATCGCCATCAGCAGCAAGTTTCACGGTGCGGGCCGCGGTGGTGTCGATCGACACAGCCTTGCCGACATCCGCCGCAACAATGGCTGCTGCGAGGTTGAACGTGTATTCGAAATCGTTGTGGATCATACCCCGGAGGGATACACCTTGACCGATTGCTGGCATAACCTAGCTCCTTTTACTTGGGTGATTTGAAGGCGCTGGTAGCTTTCAGCGCGGTGAGTTGGGTGGCGTCGGTGATGGCGGAGGCGGACAGGCCACCCACCGGCAACTCGACAACGATCGGGGCCTTTGCGGTCGCCAGTTGGGTCTTCAGATCCTCAGCTTCAGCCGCCTTGGCATCCAACTGGGTCTGCAGTTCAGCCGACGCAGCCAGGGCCACTTCCAGAGCATCAGGCTCTTTCGGCACGAGGGCGGCGACGGACGCGGTCAAGGCCGTGATCTGTGAGGTCAAACCCTCGAGGGCTGCTTGCGTTTCCGGGTCAATGGGCATCTTGATCTCTTCCTTTTGAGGAGCTTCTTGGGGTTCGAACGACAGGAAAGTAGCACCCAGGGGAACCCCACTTGCCACCAACCGCTCCTGCACGGGGGTAGTCGCCTTCTGCTTGCTGTGGATCTTCGCGTTGGTGATCGCACCACGCGAAACCAGAGACAGCTCAGACCAGTAATCGACGCCATCGAGGACAGCATGGACACCATCGAGACCGAGGATGTGGCCCTCGGGGCAGGTCCGGTCGTAGATGGCGGTGTAATCCGCCTCCGGGCCGATGTAGTCATAGCCGCAGGCGGAGCAGAGGATATGCTCGTGCATCATGCCGACGGAAACCTCGTCGACCACGCCGTTGTTGATCTTCTGGATCATATCGGCTTCGGTCTTCGGCAGGTAGAAGTTGACCCGCAGTTCCGAGTGGCCGTCGGAGGTGTTGCCGACATCGCCCTGGAAGACCTTACCGAGGGGGACGGTATCGGTGTTATGGTTCCAGTGGATCGGAACGGCCTGAGACGCCCCATTGAGCATCTCCGCCATCTTCACCAGAGAGGCCCGGGTGATCACGCCGCCATTGTGCAGGGTGCCGCGTTTGACGATCGGGCGGGTGTTCGCCGCCGTCGCGCTGAACACGACGATGTCCTCGGCGCGGAGCTCGACGCCCGCGACGGTTGCGATCTGGGCTAGCATGGCCTCAGTCACAACGACATTTTTGGTGTTATCAACGGGCATAGATCACTCCTGATTGCAGCAGTGATACGTTGGGGCCGACGGGAGCTTCAACGGTTCATTTTGGTTTAGTCGGTGTTTTCTTCACGGCGTTGCCCCCGGCGGCCTTGCCGCCCGGTGCCGCGAGAGACCGGCCGAGGGGGTCGGTGTTCGGGGAAACGTCGGTCGGATTGGGGTCGGGCGTAGCCGAGGCCGTCATGAAACCGGTGCCCGAGAGGATCGGCGACTCATCCGGGCGGATCCGGCCATACATCTCGAGGTGATATTCGTCGTCCGAGATGATGCCATCGGAGAGGTCCTGGCGCAGACGAGAGGACTTCAGCAGCAGCTGCGGCTCGAGCTCGAGGGCGGAGCGCATCTCCGCCGGCTGGAACCGGCACTCGACGCTGGATTGATCAAAGCCTGGGCGCAGGCGCAGCGCCATGGTCAGCATCTGGGACCAGATGTCGCCGACGGGCTCATTGATTTCCTCGGCGCTCATCGCGAACAGCCGCGCCTCGACCGATGCCGTGTTCACACCGCTCTCGCCACGCCCCAGGATGGTCGACATCGCGCGCAAACCGGCTTGGTTCTGTGCGTTCAGGGTGCTGATGATGTTCTCGACGTTCATGCTGGCGCCGGGAGACTTGTCGTTGAGGATGCTGACCTCGACAGAGTCGGTGTGCACGAAAGCCTGATCGGCGCGCAGATCGGACAGCGTCCCGGAGATAGCTTGGATCTGCGTGGCCACCCAGGTGTTCAGCTGAGCTGCGTCTTCGCGCACAGTCGCTGGTGCATTTTTGCGCAGAACTTCTTCCATCACCGTGGCCTCAATCCGTGGGAAGCCCGTGAAGCGCATGATGCGGTAGAGATCGTTGATCACCTGCTGGCGCGCGGCCACGGTGTTGATCGCCGAGACGAAGGCCGAGGTGGTGTAAATGCTCGTGGGGTCGCGCCGGTAGAAGGTCACGAAGTAGGAGGCGATGTCGAGCGGGATCTTCACATCGGAGCCCACAGGCTTCTGCGTGGGCTTGTAGCTGCCAGAGATCTTCTCGTTCCACTCGAGGGTGGCGGCGTCGGACAAGCGGACGGACACCGGGGTCTGGGTCTTGTCAAAGATCAGCTCGGCCGCCAGCGTGCCACGCAGCAGCACCATGTAGCGCATGTTCTCACAGATCGAGCGCAGCGAGGGCTGCAGCTGGAACCCGGTGCTGTAATCGTAGCGCGTGACGATCGCATTGATGATCTGGTTCAGCTCGAGCTGACCCTTGCGATCAATCAGCCCGTTGGCATCTTTCACCAGGAAGACCGGCGCGGTGTTGGCCACCGAAAGGTAGGCGCTGACAGCGGCCGAGACGTCCGGGTCATGGACGAAAAGCGACTTCATCAGGGTGCGGGAGTCACTGGCCTGCCGGGTGGAGAAGATGTCCGACAGGTGATCCTTGAACCCCGGAAGGGTCAGCACGTTCTCCGGGTTTTGCCGCTGAAAAGTCGGTGTTTGCGCTACGCCAGCGGGGGTAAAGCGCTTGGGCAGGATGACTTTTAGGAGCGAGTTGATCTTCGAAGCCATGAGTTGATCCTGATAGAGTTCAGGGACCTATAGCAGAGGGGCTAGACAAACTCCAAAGTTTTCATTTCCTATTTGCCCCGAGCAGGCTCGGCTGGTGGGTAGAGGGGGCCACCCCCACGACGCAGACCGCCGAACGAGGGTCCACCTCCTCCATCTGAAGCTCGGAGAACTTCAGCGATACCAGGAGGAAAGCCAAGGCGTGGAAGTAATGGTCCACCCCGGTCAGCTTGACCCAGGTCGCCGGCTGCTCGGGCTGTTCATCGCGCACCATGTCCTTCAGATGCTCGGTGATCAGCAGCTCCTGATCGCCATAGCCGGAGAACTGGATCTGGTGCAGGCGCACGACCTTGGCAACGAGGTCCAACATCGCGGTGCGGTTGGCCTGCCCATAGGTCTCCATGAAGTTGACCTCTTTGGTCCCCCGGTATTCCACTGGCAGGATCCGGCCCTTCGACTGCTCGAAGAGGGCATTGGCGGTCGGGGTGTAGGGATGGCGGTCAACCGCGCCGCCAATCACGTTGTAGGTGTCAAGGATGACCTGAACGGTCTCCGCGAGGGCCTCGACGGGCACGGCCAGGAACTGGACAACCCGCATCCGGTTGGTGACGGTGCCTTGCCCGACGATGACGTGGCAGATCAGGCCCATGTCGATGCCGAGCCATGTCGGCGCGCGGGCATCGACCGGCGGCACGGACTGGGAGCCGGTGAAGCACAGCTTGATGTCGGCATCGTTCAGGCGGGCGTTGGCATCGGTGTAGGGGCGGCCAAGCACAGTGTTGTGCCAGCCGCGGATGAAGCCAAGATTGGAATACTCCAACATTTGGGTGATGATATACTGGACTGACAAACGGTCGGTCGAGCAGGGATCGACCTTGTAACCCCGGTGGTTGGTGCGCCCGGGGTATTTGGCCACCCACTGGCGGTTATCCACGTCGCCCAGCTCGAGCGCGCGGCGGCACTTGACGCAGCAGAAATATCCACTGGCCAGGTCGACGGCGGGCGCGTCGAGGTGGGTTTGCTTCAGCTCCATCAGCGGGGTGTCAGCGGACAGCCCGGGGATGATCACCGACTTGTCCGAGAAAGTCGGGGCCTGCCAGTGGCCGCACTTCGGGCAGCGGCAGAGGTATTCGTGCTGATCGGACCCCTGATAGCCCGCGTCGATCCCGAAGCCGACGAAGGTCGGTGTCGAAAACTTCTGCTTGACCTTGTAATCGGAGTTCTGGAGGCGCGACGAGAACAGGGCCAGCATCTTCTGGTCGGTGAGATCCACCTCGTCGTTGAAGACGAAGTCGGCGGCGATCGAGGTCGCATCGCCCTCCTTGGCGCCGGTCACGTAAAGGAACGAGGAACCGATCTGGATCATGTCCTTACGGCGCACCGGCTTGTCATTCGATGTGGAGTCGAGGTTGAAGACCTTTTCGTCCTTGACGAGGGGCATGATCCGGCTGGAGGCCATCCGCTCAAACATCGGATCGGTGGGCAGGGTGAAGATCAGCGATGTGCCACGCAGGCGCGTGACAATCGCTAGGGATTTTCGGATCTGGATCTCAGAATTATGGGTAGGGATCATTCCGCGACCAGCGAGGAACAGATGGCTCGGACTCTCGACGTTGATACAACGGACAGGCACGCTAAGCGTGGGTGTCACCGAGACGATCCGGCGGCGCAGGGTCTCCCCAGGGCGACTGTTCTCCCGCAGGGGAAGCCGGTTCAGTTTGCGAGGTAGCTTGAAAAGGGTGTGTTCTGCATAGGCAGCGCAGCTCACCTCAGCAATCATTTTCTGAGAGTTGATTACATGCCCACTCTTGAGCGTGCCGAAGGCAGGTTTGCGCCAACGGGTGCGAGACTTCAGCCCGAGAGAATGGAAGAGTTGCTCGACCGCAGAAACAAGTTGGGGGTTCGTGTTGTAGAAGGAGACCCGCCCAGATTTCGTGATCGACCCATCGGTGTCCAGTAGGCCTTGCAGAACCTCGAGCCGTGCTTGGGTCGATGCCAGCAGATAGATCTCTGGTAAGTGTTTGTTCTTCAAGACCCCGAGCTCGGTCAGCCGACGGTGCATGGTGTCCAGAGGGGTGGATACATCCCGGGGGGTCTGTTTATGGTAGAAGGCCCCCTCTTGTTTCACACACTCCGAACAGCGGTTCCACTCTCCATAGGTTCCAACGACGCCCTTGTCGTGACCTCGGGGACAAAGGTTCTTGTCCCGTGCGGGGTTGACCGAGAAGCTATGGTTCGGCCCGATTTGCGTCTTCAACTCGCATACCAGACCACGTTCGGTCAGGATCTGTTGCAATACGAAGCTATCGTCTTCATGGGCGGTCAAGGTGGGGTGATGAGAGGATCCATCCCCCAACCATAGGCCAAGAAAATAGGGATCCACTGGCAAGTTCGTGTCGGTGCCTGAGAGAGGTTGCGTATTAGGGATCGCAAAAAGATTTCTCGTGGGGTGGGTTATGTTTGCCAAGGTTTGTGTTGTGAGGATCCCCTCCCGCTTATAGTCCGAGGAGATTGGAACCCGACCTGAGTGCGGGTAAAGTCCCTGCTCATTGAAGGCCTTATCACACTGGACGAACCAGCGGTGCTGAGCATCGGCCACGATCTTCTCGCCCGTGTCGAACTCAACGACATAGCAGGAGTGATCGAGATAGATGGGGGAGACCCAGAGGACCTTGGTAGGCTGTCCGAGTTCGGTGTAAACCGTGTCGCCTGGGAGAAGTTCCCCCATGGTGGTCCAGCCGGTGGGGGTGATGACCGGCGTGTCCAGGGCAAGAGCCAGACCGACCTGGGAGGGTTTCACCACATCGAGGTTGGGGTGCATGTCGTCGGCAATCGCCTTCTGGAACGGGTAGCGCTTGAAATCGAAGGGTTTGCCGCGCAGGGAGGTGTTCGCGCAGATCCAGTCCCCCATCGACATGTCGCTGGAGTCGACAGCGAAGCGATTGTCGATGCGCCGAACCAGTTCTTGGACGAAATCATTCATGGGGGTCAGGTCTCCTATATCGGGGGTATACCTTGGGGTTTTGAAAAAATCAAATCCCAAGCACTTCACTGAAGTCCCAATTTAGGTGTTGCATTCGATTTTTCACTAATCCATACAAGAATTTCGCCGAAACAGGAGACGCCTCATGACCTATTACCCCCCGCTGACTGACCCCGCCGCGCATGTTTTGGAGCTCTGGGCTGCCAATCTCAAGGAAAACGGGAGGTATATCGCGGAGTCGACCTACCCGATGTGGATCAAGGACATGTTCGGGAAGGTTGAGGGTGAGGGTGAGACGGAGGAAGGGCCGTTGGTAGTGAGCGATGAGCTGGTGGGTCTGCTGCGCGACATCCGCGAGGCGAAGGGGAACTTCAAAGCCGATGACCACGCCGAGCGCATGTCCTACTTCCGCACCACGACCTCGCTGCTGGAGCGCATCGTGCAGCTGCAGGAGCGGGCGACAAACTTGGACAAGATCCGGCAGTTCTACGGGATCGTGCTGGCTGTGATCGAACGCCACGTGCCCGCGGGCTCGGTGGGCGACGTGCAGCGGGAGTTGAAAGAAGCTATGGGTGACGGACAATGAGCGGTATTTTCGGTAGCACGGCGGCGGGCTATTACGCTCGGGGGATCTCGGTCATCCCACTGCATGCCAAGGAGAAGCGGCCGATCCCGCTGGATTGGTCCCGCTTCCACGATCAACCGGTGCCAGAGTCCGAGCAGGCGCACTGGCTCCGGGCCCATAGTGGGGGCAATATCGGGATGGTGCTGGGCAAACAGTCCGGGATCATGATGCTCGACATCGACACCGAGGACAAAGATGTCATCGACGTTATCCTCAGGCTGATCCCAGAGTCGCCGTGGGTGCGCGTTGGCCAAAAGGGCATGGTTCTCGCGTTCAAATACTCGGGCCTGCGCACCTTCCGCATCAAAACCGCCAAAGGCGAGAGCGTCTGCGAACTGCTCTCTGACCGGACCCAGTGTGTGCTGCCACCGTCGATCCACCCTAAGACGATGAAGCCCTATGTGGCGAATTGTGATCTTCTCGAGGTGATCGATGATCTTCCGGTCCTGAACAGTCAGATTGAGACCATGTTGCGCGCGGCGCTGACCGAGGCGGGCGTGGATCTGAGCAGCACCGGGCAGTCACAGGTCACCGATTTCGTCTCGCGCGGGTCGCGCGACGTGTCGATGACGGAGAAGGCTGGCCTGTTCGCCTATGCCGTGGTGCGCGGGGAGCGCACGGTGATGGAAGCCATCGGCATGCTGCGCTCGGTGCACCGGGAGTTTGTCGAGCGCGTGGCGGGCGATGACGTCGAGGTCGAGAAGCACGTCGACAACCTGTTCCGCTTCCTGCGGCGCGACGTGATCGAGAAGAACAAGATCCTGCCCGAGGGGTGGGACACCGGGCTAAGCGATGAGGACAAAAAGCGCTGGGGCATCGATTTTGACGGCGATCAGGTGGAATGGTCGTTCGACGAGCTTCGCAACTTCCTGAAGGACAAATTCGTCGAGTTCAGCGATGCCGAGGACGCCACCGGGCGGGCCAATGCGGTGGACCGGGTCCTGACCAAGATCTCACGGTCGAAGCAGCTGAACAAGCTCGATGAAGAGCGGCTGCTGACCTACATCATGGACGTGGGCAACATCGGGTTGCGGCTGGCCTCGCTGCGCATGCGCCTGCACCAGCTGCGGCAGGGCGACGTGCTGGGTACCGACCACTCCGAGATCGCGCGGCTGGTGCTGCGGGACCTCGAGGAGCTCTATGAGGTGCGGCGCCATGGGGGGCGGCTTTGGAAATACACCGGTTCGCACTGGGAGCCCATCCCCGAAGGGATGATCTTGGCCCGGATCTCAAATGATTTTGGTCACCTGCTGGCCGCCCGGAAGAACAACGACCACAAGGGCATCATGCAGATCATGACGGTGATCGCCAAGGAGGGGATCAAGGAGCGCGAAATGCGCGGCGTGAACTTCGCCAATGGCTTCCTGAACCAAGAGATGGAGCTGGTCAAGCACCGCCACGAGTATGGGATGACCTACACGCTGCCCTTCCGATATATGCCGGAGCTGGCGGGCAAGTCCCGGCTGTTTTTCGAGTTCCTCGAGCAGAGCTGGGGGATGGACGAGGACTATCAGGACAAGCTGCTGATGCTTCAGGAGGCGCTGTGCGTCACCCTGTTTGGCCTGGGGCCGCAATACCAGCGGGCAATCCTGCTGCGCGGCGTGGCGAAGTCTGGCAAGAGCCAACTGCTGAAAATTGCGCAGTCGCTGGTGCCGGAGAACGCGGTTTGCTTCGTTCCGCCGAACGACTGGTCCGATAAGTTCCTTCCGACGATGATGCACGAGAAACTGATCAACGTTTGTGGTGAATTGTCCGAGACAAAGCGCATTGACGGGCAGAAATTCAAGGACATCATCGACGGATCCGAGCGATCGGGGCAGTTGAAGGGTCAGCAGATCTTCCGTTTCAGCCCTGCTTGCGTGCACTGGTTCGCCTCTAACCACACGCCGAAGACCGAGGACAGTTCCGAGGGCTTCAATCGGCGGCTGCTTTTCTTGGAATTTAACCACCCGGTGGCGGCAAAAGACCGCAAAACCGACCTCGGAAACATGATTGTAGCCGAGGAAAGGGAGGCAATCGTGGCGTGGGCGGTGCTGGCGCTGCCGAGATTGCAGGAAAACCGTGAATACACCCTGTCCAAGAGCCACATTCAGCAAATTCGGGAAGTGGCGCAGGCCAATAATTCTGTCCGTTTTTTTATGGAAGCCTGCCCGACGATCCAGGTCGGGAACTCCTCGGACCGCATCTTGGAAGACAAGCTGTACAAGGAGTATTGGGGCTTTTGCTTAGGGCCGGGGGGTGCGAGGCCTGTTACTTCGCGGAGCTTCAGGACCATGATGCGAGATCTGCAGACCACGCTGGGCTTTCAAGTCGAAATGGGCCGAACTTCTCTCGGCGCGGACGAAGTCTATTACCGGTCTATCACAGTTGTGACGAAAAAAGCGGGAGCGTCGTCCTCGTAGACCGTGTGACGCGGTTGGAGCATCGCGCTCATATCACTCGGCACCCGGGGCTTGGCAAAAGCTACCGGGACGACCCGGGAGCCTTGTAGGCACTCGGGCCTCACGGCTAGGGGCTAGGGGCGTTCTCTCGCAGTGAGGTGCGAGGGGCGCCCCTTTTGCTTGACAAAAGTGGTTCAAAGTGGTTCATTATGAAAATCGAAAAAATTAAAATCAACGTCTCGAGCATGACCAGTTCCTCCCGATTGCCACACTACCACAAAACACCCTACACCTTAGGAACCGCCGCAACACACCAGACTAGTTGCAGCGGCGGCGGGCCGAGTGTCTGCCAGACGTGAACCGCACCATAGGGCTAGGCGCTAGCATTGACAGGCTAGCGATATGCCCGACCGAACACGGCCCTAATTCCCCTTTTGGGGGTCGTGATAGGTATGCTCTTTTTCAGCCGCGTCTCGGCAAAGTAAAGGAATATGGGTACTTACCCCATATTGTTATCGCTTAGGGTTAGCCCGATAATAGCGCGGCTGGAATGGTTCCGGCTGGAAAATAAACCGCCTAGTGCGTGACGGAATAATCCGCGCCTAGGTAGTAACAGATTATTCCCGCCAATAAGCGAATAACCGACCGCCCTAAACAATACTGATATTGCGCTGCATGTATGCCCCGCTATCGGGAAGGTTCAATGGGATAGGGGAAAGCGTGATATGGCCTAAGCTAAATCACTAAACAATCAAAACGGATTTAGTTTCGCAGGCACTGCGCCTATTTTGTAAACCGCTAGTTGCTAAGGGTTCGGGAAAGCCTAAGGCTAATTGTGGCAAGCAAAACAGAAACTAAATCAAATAGCGTTTAGCTTATAGGCATTAAATCAATGCCTATTGTGGTAAACACTAACGTTTATCTTAAAATCAACTGGAGTAAATACAATGGCAACCGTCCTTAAAACCGTCACGGCTTATTGTGGTAACTGGAAAAAACATGCAGTCAATGGCTTGCCTATGGTAAAGCTCGCGATTGAACATGTCGCAAAACACGGTGACTATTCGCCGCTGGTTCACTTGCGCCTGATTGACTCTGCACCGGTGCAGAAACAGATTGAAATGATCGGCGCGGCATTTGGCTTGAAATTCATTGCAGATAGCAAAGAGAATGGACAAAAAACCACGCTCGGATTCACTATCGCCTTGAAGGGCAATGGAAAACTGCTTGGCATGGAATTGG